GTGTACCCCGCGTTGTACCGGACGCGCCCCAGGCACCGGGCAATCTCCGCGGCGTTGTGCTCGCCCGAGTCGAGGTGCTCGACCTCGTGGAGGTTGTCGAGCGCGAGCTCATTGAGAGCCAGGGCGTTGAAGTACCCGTAGCCCAGCGGACTCTTCCGGGCCTTGTCGTCCAACTCGGTGAAGAGGGGGATGTTGGCCATGGCTCACCCGTTGAGCAGCTTGTTACCCGGCACGCTGCCGGTGTACTCGCCGCCGCTGTTGGCGACCTTCCCGTACATCTCCCCATCGTTGGGGTAGTTGGTCGGGTCGCTGCTGCTGGTGGGGTAGTTGACGAAGCCGGTGCGGATGGTCCACGACGAGACGTCAACGCCGCCCGGCGCGTCGAAGTCCAAGTCCACGTCGATGACGTGTACCTGCTTCGGTCCGTCAACGGAGAGAATCCGCAGCGCGCGGTACCGGGTGAAGTTGTTGCCCGCGAGAGTCGAGTCCGTCAGCACCAAGAAGTCGCCGGCGAGCACGCCCTCCGCCTGGATGTCGCCCGTGGAGAAGGAGACGATGTCGCTGGAGTCGGTGACGGTGGCCAGGCGCCCGCCGCTGCCGGTGCTCTTGATGAGCAGGGACTCGCTGTCCAAAAGGAAGGGCTGCTCGTCGTAGAGGTCATCCTGCCAGACGAGCGTCAGCACGCACTGGTGAGAGGACGGCTCGAAACTGATGGCGTCCACCTTGAAGACGGCGGCGGTGTACGGCCCGGCACTCCCGCCCCGGCTCCATGACGTGGTGAGGTAGTCGCCGAGGTCGAAGCGGAGGCCGTCGAGGTGGGTGCGGACCTTCAGCACCGGGCGCACGGTGGACTCTACGAGCCGGTCGGTCCATGGGTTGTAATTGGCGGTGTTGAGCGGCAGCGTCCATCTGGACTTCAGGACGCGAGGCAGGACGCGGTTGCCGAAGTCGGTGAGGCCGGTGGCGTTGTCGAAGGGGCCGAGCGGATCGCCCTCGCCCGTGTCGAGGAAGATGCGGTTGTAGGGCGCCCAGCGCTCGCCAACGCTGGGGATGACTTCCTCGACGCTGACGATGCGCTCCTCATCGAGGCTGGGCCAGGTGGTGGTTTGCTCCTCGAAGCCGTTGGCCGCCAGCGACAGGCCGAAGGTTCCGCCCCACAGCTGGAACAACTCCATGTCGGAGGAGGCGCAGATTTCCCCCAGCGTCTTCTGGAGAATGTTCTGGTTCCAGTTGTCGATGGGGTTGCCGATGCGCTGGCCCTTCTCCGACTTGGCCGCCTGCACCACGCCCGAGGCGCTCAGGCCGTAGTTGAAGTCGCGCACCTTGGCAAAACTGGTGGTGTCGATTTCCGAGCTGCTCGCCTCCGAGTAGTAGCTGATGAGGTCGCGGACGATGTCCACCGGATGCTGGCGCGGACGGAAGTCGATGGTGCGCGCGCTCCAGGGGTAGCCTGCGATGTGCAGCGCGGGCTTCGACTCAAGGCCGAATTGACTCTCGGGCGCGGTGAGTGAGTCGATGAGTTGTCCGCCGATGATGGGGACGTTCTGTAGGAAGTCGAACTTCGACAACATGAAGTTGCCAAAGTCGTTGGTGAAGAATTGGAGCCAGATGATTTGCCAGCTCCGGCCATTCTTCGTGATGGTGGCGCTTCGGTTGAGCGACCAGATGGTGAGGCTGGAGCCGTACAGAGAGCCAGTCGATGGCACGAAGAGCTTCGTGGCCCCACCCAGCAACCCCTGAAGACCAATCGGGATGTCGAGGTAGATGTAATTCACCACGTCACCCACGGAGGGCGAGCCGATCTGCGACGTTGCGCAGATGGGGAAGCACATCGACGTCGGGGATGCGATGCCAGTCCCCGCCCAGTACCCAGACAGGCAAGGCGACAGCGCCAGCGGCGCCTCGCCAAAGGCAAGCTGAATCGGGATGTCCCAGTTGCCCAGCTTCTTGAAATTAAAGTCCGGGTGCACCGGGCAGTTGCTCGTCGTGCTGGTGCCCGCCGCCGCCCACTCGTTGAGCGTCGGCGCCTGCGCGAGGTTGGCCAGGCGACCCATGCAGTCATCCACCAGCGGTAGCGACACCTCGCCGGCGGAGTTGCGGCGCGGGAAGTCCAGGCACACGTACTCGCCACACTTGCGCACCACCAGCGTGGGCTGCGAGGCCGTTGGCGTCGTCGCGTCGTACAACCCGGCGTAGAGGATGAAGCGCGAGGAGAAGACGACGGAGGCGACGGTGGCGCGGTCCACGGCCCAGTCGCAGGCGTTGCCGGTGTTGTCGAGGACGAGCTCCAGCGTGGTGGCCGCAGGCAAGGCCTCATTGCTGAAGATCTTCTCGATGGTGCCCAGCCGGACGATGAGCCCATCGAAGAGGTTTCCGCCGTAGCTGGCGGAGTGCGAGCCGTAGCGGTGCAGCACGGTGCCGGTGGAGTCCACCACCTCGAGCAGCCAACAGACGCCCGGCGACTGGCTCGCGAGCAGCTCGTTGAAGGTGGCCACCTAGCTACCCACCTCGCGACCCAAGGAAGTAATGACCATCTCGGGCGGCGCATAAAGCCGGTAGTCGTTCTCCTGAAAGTCGAAGTCCGGCGAGGCAAGGCGCCCGTAGATGCAGTCTTGGTCGGCGGAGGCGGCGGCGCTCGACGTCTCCACGTAAGACTCCATCCACAGCACCGGCGTGACTCCGCCCTGAGCCGCGCGGTGCAGCTTCCACAGCTCGTCCCGCTCGCTACTGGTGAAGTCCGCCCACGCCAGGCGCTTGCGGCGCACGGGCCCGGCGATGAAACTGCTGCGCACGTCGCCCGAGAGCGTCTGCACCTGCGTCGTGAGGCGGCCCTCGCCTTCGCCCGAGCCGTACACCGACTTGCGCGACAGCGTCGTGGCGCTGCTCCAGGCGAAAATTTCCCCGATGCTGAAGTTTGTCAGCGTGCCGGTGAAGGTGAAGATGATTTGCCAGTAGCGCTTGCTGATGCCGGTGAAGGCAAGGGCGTGGTCCTTGTTGCGCGGCTCGCTGGCGCTGTTGCTGAAGTAGTTGGCCAGAGTGGAGGCATTCTTGGCGTGCGCGACGCCTGTGGTGATGCCTGCGTTGGTGGCCCCGTAGATGTCAACAACCACCGTGCCCAGGGTGGGGACGAGGTTGGTGTTGAGGAAGGCGAAGCCGCTGAGCGTCTGCGCGGAGCCCAGGTCAATGACGACGTTGACGGAAGTGGTGGGGCTGCCGATGTTGACGCGCTTGTCCAGGCGGCCGTCGCAGACGTTGGCCCTGTCGGTGCCGGTGTACGAGTTGGACCAAGTGAAGGACGACGCACTCAGTCCGGACAGGACATTCGTCGTCGCGTAGGCGTGGCTCATCCGCGCCCCCGAATCAGCTGCGAGAAGCCGCCCCGCCCGAGCCGGACGGCGTTGACGGCAGCCCGCCCGCCCCGGCCCTCCATGAGGCGCTGCACCGACTCGGCGTCAACCGCCTGGATGATGACCGTCCCGCCGCCACCGCCTCCGCGCTTGGCCGCCTCGACGCCCGCCTGGCCGCCCATGCGCGCGACGTCCTGACGGGAGAGCATGTATTCGCCCTCCTGGGCTAGCACGAGGCGCTCGTCGCTGCTGGTGGCCGGCATTCCGCCACTGTGGAAGTAGCCGATGGTGCCGCCGTCGTGGCGGAAGAGGCCGCCCAGTGCGCTGACGATGCCGCCAGCGCCGGGCGCGAAGAAGTTGAGCACCCCACCCAGGACGCCGAGCGCGCCCTGGAAGACGGTGCCCAGGAATTCGGCCACGTCGAACTCTCCGCCCTTGGCCAACTTGCGAAGCTGCCCCACCAGGCCCTGGACAAAGACGGAGCCCATCTGCCAGCCGGCGCGCTCGAAGAGGTGCTCCTGCTGGAGTGCCTGGCGTGCCGCCTCCTCCTCCGCCTTCTTGGCGCCCGCCTGGATGACCTTCTCACGCTCCTGCAGCGCCCGCTCTTCGTCCCGGGTCTGCCGCGACAGCGACTCGAAGTGCGCCTTCTCGCGCGCCTTGTCGGCCCGGGCCTGCTCCTCCTCGAGCTTGTGCATCGCCTCGACGTTGGCCTCGTTGTCGCGGAGCGCCTTCTCCAGCATCCGGCTGGGGCTATCGGCGCCGTCGGATCCGCCGCCGCCCTTGGATGGAACCACTGGAACAGCGTTCGGGTTGGCCGCGCCTTTTTTGAGGCCGTCCGCAATGTTCTTCTCCACCTCCTCCATGTCGGCCATTTGCTTCTTGAGCGAATCGACCGGGCCAAGCCACTTATGAAGAAGATCGGCAGCCGGGTTAACGGCCGATGCCGAGGCGGGGTTGGCAAGAGCACCGAGCACCGGGTTTACGGCCCCGATGACCCCGCTGTACTCCTCTCCGGCGGCCTTCGCGTATTCAAGCAGCTTGTTCTGAGCGATGGCCCGATTGAGGCCAACCATCGCCTTGGTAAACTCCGTCACCACGCTTGTCTTGGAGCTGAGGACAAGCAGAAAACTCCCCATCGCCTCCTTGAGGTTGTCGACGGCCACATTGGCGGCGCGCACCTGCCCCGTCATGCTGTTGGCGTCGGCCTCGCCCGCCCCAGCGAAGCGCTTGCCCAAGGCCTCCGTGGCCTGCTCGAGGTCCTTCGAGAAGTCCTTCGTGGCCTTGTAGTGGATGCCCAGCGCCTTGATGCCGTCGGAGCCCTTCTCGACGCCGCGCACCATCGCCTCAGTCGCGCTGACGGCGTCCTGTCCCGTCGCGGCGGCGTAGTTGAGGATGGCCTCGGTGGTGGCCCCGATTTTCCCAGGCGCCTCGCCGTACCGCGCGAGGATGGTCTGCATCTTCTGGATGTGCTCGTCGTCAACGGCAAACTTGGCCGACAGTACGTTGGCCTGCGCCTGGTACGCCTCCGTCAGCCCGCCGGCCACCACTCGGAGCTGCGCGCCCACGCGCTCCGAGTCCGCGGCGGCCTTGGCCATGTCGAGGAGCGCATCCTTGACGCGCAGCACCGCCCCCGCGGCGTTGCCAAAGACGCCCGTCATCTCGTCCTTGGCGATGAGGCTTAGAGTGAGGTCGGCCACCTACATCTCCTTTCGCGCCTTCACCTGCTGCGCCATCTCCCAGCCCTCAACCACCGCAAACTCAGACGACAGCACCTCGAAGGCCTCCACCAGCACCCGCGGCCACGAGAGGAATCCACCCTCGAAGGGCGGCACTCGCAGCACCCGCCACTGCCTCCACACCGTCACCACCTCGCCCACCTCCAGCAACGCCTGCTCCAGACTCACGCGCGCCGTGACAGAGGGGGCCTCGCCGCCGCCCCTCAGCGCCCGGAAACCGAAGAAGCCCAGGCGTTGGTGCGCCTCCCATTTCACGGGCCTGCCGTCTGGGCGCCCGCCGGCGCGGCACTCTGCTCGGGAGTAGTGGGCGAACCACCAGAGCGCCGCTCGAAGAAAAGCTGATGGGCCTCCCCCACCGAGTTGTACTTCTGCACCGCCTGGAGCATCTCGGTATAGGGCACCCCGAGGTGTGCGAAGCCGAGGTCGCAGTATTCGGCCAGCGTGGTGATGGGCCTGTCGCCCACAACCAGCGGCTCGCTCCCCAGCCGGATGACACGCGCCAACACCTCGGCCTGCGCCGCCGCAAGGTCTGCATTGGTGTGGCCCTCGCGCGCAGTGACTGCATCGCGCGAAGCCGAGAGGTCCTCGAAGAGCTTCCGGAAGTCCGCCGCCGACATGCCGGTGGCCACCTCAAGGAAGAATGGCTTCTCGAGGGAGCGGTTGTCTCCGATGTCGGGCACGTACTTCGCCCAGTGGTGCAGGTACTCGAGCTTCGCCATGGCGCCTCTCAGGTCTGCGTGAGGGTGAACTCGCTGCCGAAGTTTCGGAGGGAGATGTCCACGATGCTGCCGTCGTTGGCCGTGTCAGGGACGACGATGGGGTCGAGCTCGAGGTTGCTGTACGTGAAGGTGACGATGCCGCCGGCCGCGCTGCCCTGCGACAGCGTCAGGGCCAGTGGCGTCTTCTTCGCCGTGGCCTTGCCCAGCATCGACACGCCCTCGCGGCGGAGCAGCGCCTTGAGAGTCACCTTCGAGTCGTACCGCTTGAAGATGGCGCCCTGGATGTACTTCGAGCCCGACTCACCCGGCAGCGCGTCGGCGCCGGTGGTGAGGGCCACCTGCCAGGAGAGGATGCGCAGCGTCTGCGAGTCGAGGGTGCACGACACCGAGGTGCCTTCGGAGATGGGGCTCCCCGTCAGCGTGGGCGAAGGCATGTACGGCATGATGGGCTTCGCCGAGTGCGCCACTGCCGACGTCGAGATGGCCCCGCGCACGATGGTCGCGATGTGCGACGAGACATCGACGGCGGTGATTTCCACCACCTCCGACTCGATGATGTAGAGGCCCAGGCCGAAGGCGTAGGCGGCCTCGGTGCTGCCCAGGTCGAGCGAGGTGGTGGAGCCGTTGGCCAGGGTGACGCTGAGGGCGTAGCCGAGGTGGCGCTTGCCCTGGGCGACGCCCGAGGCCTGAAGCGTGACTTCCTTGTCGCCACCGCTCCACGTCAGCGTCTTGGTGATGCCGCCGCGCATCTGCTCGGCCTCGTAGACGCTGCTGCCGCGGGTGCCGAGGCTGCGGCGCATCGACAGAGAGGAAAAGGCGCTGGCGGCAACTGGGTCGTTTGCCGTGGTGTAGACGACGGATGTGCTGGCGTTGGTGGTGCGCAGGAGGCCACCGGCCAGGTAGAGCGGATCCTCCTTCGGTGTGGTGTCCACCGCGGCGCGCGACTTCACCGACGTCTCGATGGTCCACGGCATGGGAGGGACGCGGCCCTCCACGTACTTCGCCGTCATCCCGCGGCCGTCGTTGCGGTCCCGCTGGGCGCGGATTTGCCCCAACTCGGAGCCGCCCATGCTGCAGCTGATGAATTCCAGCGCCTGACTGCCGGCGGGGTCCGGCGTCGTGCCGAAAGTCGACTCGTACGCGACGAGTACGTGTGCATCCCATCCAAGTACGGGTTCAGCGGCCATCGTCAGGCTCCTTGTCTGCAGTAGGTGGTGACAACCAGAGTCAGCACCGCGACGTCGTAGAGAGGGTTGAAGGACTTGTTGAAGCTGAAGGGCTTTCCGCTGATGAATCCGCGCCGCTGCCGGACGCGCACCACCATGTTGTCTCCGGAGTCGAGCCCCAGCTGACGGCCTCCGGCAGTGTCGAAGAGAGCGGTGCGCACCGCGCGCACGGCGCCGGTGATGGCCTCGCGGCTCTTGTGGTTTTCACCCTGCTGCGCCGCCACCATGATGGTGAGGTCCAGCGTCACGTCGTACTCGTCGCGGCGCTGCGGCTCGAGCGGCACGGACTCCCTGTCCCCAATGATGAGGACGCACGGCCGGGTGAGTTCGGCCAGCACCGGCCACCCGTCAAAGACACCCTCGAGCGCCGGCGTCTCGATGGCGTACTTGGTGATGAACTTCTCGGCAGGCCAGCCCAGCGCCGCGTTGAAGCCCGCCGTCAACTCCGGCCCCAGGTAGAGCGTCGCGGGGTTGTTGACGGTGCCTGCGTTGGTGCGCACGGAGAAGCGGCCGATGGCGTCCACCTCGGCGAGGAGGTCCGGGTACGGCGTCCCGTTGTTGAAGGCGGTGACGAGCTCGGCCGCCGTGTAGTCGCCGGCGACGACGGTGGCGCCCGGGGCGGCCTGGCCCTTGTGGGTGCCCATGTTGAATTGGGCGTCGGCCGCCGTCGGGGGGATGGTGTACGGCCCCGGCTTGCCCGCTGACAGGACCGCGTTGCGCTCCGTGTTGACGCGCTCGACGGCCGCAGGCATCGACAACAGCAGCCAGTCGCGCAGCGCCGTGGAGGCCAACTCCTCCGCCAGGACGGTGGCTGAGTCGCTCATGCGCCACCCGTCACTTCGGGGGCGCCAGCGTCAGCCACGGCCTCGCGCACGCCGTCCAGTGCGGCCTCGCGCAAGTCGCTCTCGAAGTCGCTGCCAAAGTCGAAGAGGGCGCGATCCACCATCCGGCTGGTGCCCAACTGGTGAAAACTTGCGTAGGGCACGCCTTCGGTGCCGAAGTCGAAGGTGTCGCCGCTCGTCACCCGGCGCGCGAAGGGACTCGACGACTGGGTGAGGGCCTCACGCATCCGGCCGCTCGCCACGAGGATGGGGTTGCCGGGGTAGTGCTGGCCCTTCCACTCGGCATACTTCGCCGTGAGTGGCGCCCACTTCCCGCGGTTGGGGCCAGCGCCCTCGGCGGCAAACTGGCGCTCCTCGGCGGCCTCGAAGACGGGCGACAGTTTCGGGAAGACGTAGCGCCCAAAGTCGCGGATGTTGTCGCCGGCGCGCTCGAAGGCCACGGACAACTTGTCCATGACGGCCTCGCCAGTCTCGCCGGCGTAGGCGTACTGGATGTCGAGGCCCTTGACGCTCACAGCTCGTCACTCCGGCGAAGGGCGGGGATGACGTCGCTGGCATCGGCACTGTCGCCGGTGTCCAGGCCGTACTCGCTGATGAAGTCCGTGGGGCCGTCGGGCTCCGAGTCGGAGCCGCTGGTGTCCATGCCCAAGGCCATCTCGCCCAGCTCGCTGAGCGACTTGAGGCGCGCGGACAGTTGCTCCGCCCACAGCCTGCCCACCTCGGGGTTCTGCCCCACCATGACGGGCAGCGCGCGGATGGCCACCATCAGGGTGACGGTGCGGCTGCACCACACCCACTCCGGCGACTCGTCGTCGGTGATGTCGTCCGGGCTGATGCTCTTCTGCATCAGCTTTCCGGCCAACTCCCCGGCCTCCTCGGTGCACCAGCGCTCCACCGTCTCGCGCGTGGGCGGAGAGTCCGGAGTGAAGCCGGCAACGAGGTGGGGGAAGTAGTCGTCGCGGACGCGGTCCGGGTCAACGTCGAAGGTGTTGATGCTCACGGGCCACCGTCGCGAGGCGCGGGCGCCGGGTTGGGGATGCGGAGGTAGAGGAAGAGCGAGTCGAACTTCTTCTCCATCCGGCCGTTGGCCTCACGGTGCTCGGCCTTCATCTCGCGCACCTCGGCCTTGAGGTCCGCCACATCCTTGGCGATGGGCTGAGTGCCCGCGTCCACCTTCGACTGGGCCCACGCCTCGACGCGCCCCCAGCCCGCCAGAAAGACGCTGCCGACGGCCCCGGCGGCGATGATGACGCTCTTGATGTCGCTCCACATGAGGCCCCGCTTCATCGCGGCCTCGACGTGCTCCTGGGCGGCCTGCATCTCGGCGCGCACGATGCGCACCTTGGGGTCCGTCCCGGGCTCAGGGGGAAGGTCTGGATTCAAGGCGTCCCTCCATCGACGACTCCGAGGTCCAACCGCGCCGCCGCGGCGAAGGTGGAGAAGGCCGCGGCGCACACGGCGGGCCTGGCCTTGCGCACCTGGGGCTGCACCACCACGCTGCCCACCGAGATTTCCGCCTGCACCGCACAGCCGCCGTCCGAGAAGAGGAACACCCGGCCGCCCGTCACCACCGCCTGCACGCGTGCCTGCTGCACCGCCTCCGAGGCCGCCGCATCGAAGGTGGGCACCTGGGCCAGAGCCGCCGCTGCCGCAAACACCGCGAGAAGGAGAAGGTGGCGCATGGTCAGTAGAGGTTGTTCCACGTCGTGCCGTCGCACCCGACGTGCTTGTTGGTGGTGGTGTCGAAGTGGATGCCGCCCTTGCGCGTGGCGTCGCACGGCGGCAACGAGCCGGTGGCCACGCCGGCGAGCTTGAAGTACCCGCTGCTCGTCGCACTGAAGGCCGCGCCGGTGGACGAGCTGGAGATGGTGTCGTTGTTGCTGATGGTGCCGTTCCACAACAGAGCGCCGACGGCGTCGTTGCGGAGGTACGCGGAGATGACCATCTTGCCGTCGGACGCTATGCCGAGGTAGCCCGCGCGACCGTCGGCCGATCCGCAGTTGATGCCGTCCGGGGTGGGTTGGCCGGCGAAACAGAGACCCACGAACTGCGAGCCGCTGCTCATGTCGGCACCCTTCGCGACATAGACCGGGAAGTGGTACGCGACGCCCGCGTCCTGGAAGAAGATGCTGGGCGCGCGGAAGGAGTTGAGACTCGTTCCGCTGGTGCTGACGTCGGCGCGCGCGAAGCCCTGCCCCAGGAGAAAGGCCAGCACCGCCACGGCGAGGATGTTGGTCGCGCGGGTGCTCATGGGTAGGAGTCGAAGGCGGTGCCTGAGGTGAGCGCCATCACGTCGCCGCCCACGCCCGCCACGTCGGTGCAGCGCGCGTACGTGATGCCATCCAGCGAGAGGTACGTGGTCCAGCCATCTTCGGTGCAGGTGCCTTGACGGTAGACGCGCGCGCCGTGGGTCAGGTCGAAGAGCGTCCCGACGCCAGAGCCCACTGGAATGGAGGCGTTCGACCGAACGAATTGCGGCCCCTCAATCTTGAATGCCGTTCCGACGTTCTCGAAGTACATGTGGGTGAGATACGCGCCGCCCATGCCCGACGACGCCGAGGCGTTGCCCTGGTTCATCGCCACGATGCCGAGGTTGTTGGAGCCGGCGCCGATGATGGCCAAGTCGATCTGCGACTCGCGCACGCCCGTCACATCGACGCCGTTGCACTGCGACGTGTTGGCCAGGAGTCGCACCGCGCTGTTGGTGGTGACGTCGCCGGTGTGCCCGTAGAGCTGCACCGCCGCGCCGGTGCTGTTGCAGGCGCTCTCCACCAGGGCGCTGCTCAGGGTCAGCTTGTTCTGCCAGCCGTTGACGCCCGTCTGGACCGCGTTGTTCGCCGCGCTCTTGATGTACGAGTTCGTGAAACTGGCGGCGCCGCCGTTGAAGAGCACCGCAGAAGTGCCCGCCGTCGTCGAGGTGTTGACGATGCGGCTGCCGTTGAAGCTCACTCCGCCAGCCCCCGCGACATTCACCGCGGTCTGCGTCGAAGAGAGCACCACGCCGAGGCCGGTAATCTGCCCGTGGATGGTGTTGAAGGGCCGCCGCGGAGGCGTCCACCCAGCCTGCACCATGATGCCCGCCTGCGCCGTGCTACCGGCATCGAAGGCGCCGGCCTTGCGCGCGATGACGCTGGTGACATTCACCGAGTCCCGGATGCGGAAGACGCTGGTGTTGTCCGGTGCGCCCGAGCACGGCGCGCCCGTCAGCGTGATGACGGTGGTGGTGTTGTCGTAGATGGTTCCGACGCACCCCGCGCGCGTCCCTGCGGTGATTTCCAGCAGATATCCGCGCAACTCGTTCGCCGTCAGCCCCGAGGTGGTGAGCGACTGCCAGTTGCTGTACGGCCCCGCCGTCGCACTGCCCGCCGAGGCGGTGCCGCTGATGGGCGACGTGAGGCCCGTTGCGTCGGGCAGCGCCTCGACGCGGATGTGCCAGTTGGCCACGCCACCGTCGTCAGGGTCCACCAGCTCCCAGGGCGGCACATCGAAGCCGGGGTACCCCGCGTCGTACGGCGCCACCGAGATGACGAGCGGCGCCTTGAGCACCAGCGGCGCCTTCCGAATCGCACCACCAGGCGTGGCACAGGCAGAGGCACCGCTCGACGTGCACGCATTGGCGTCGCTGCCCTGTCGGCCGTCCACGTAGAGAGTCAGGGCGTCGTTGAGGATGTACCCGAAGGACTGCCCGGCCGGCGCCGACGCGCTGCCGCCGCCCGTGGCCACGTACGTGACGTTCTCGTCCCCGGTGCGCGCGCGGCTGGCGCCCTCGTTGCCGTAGCGCTGGAACCAGTTGCACTCGCTGGGGCCGCCGTCGAGCGCCTGTGCCGCGACGAGACATTTGCGGTACGTGCCGTTGTACGGCGACGTGAGGGGGTAGCTGCAGCTGGTGGGGTAGACGCGGTGAGGCACCGGCGCCAGCGTTGGGCACGTCGCCGCGGTGCAAGTGGACACCCCAACCCCGATGCGGCTGGGGTTGTCGCACTCCACCGACAGCAGCGTGCCGTTTTCGATGCTGAAGGGGACGGCGGTGCTTTGGTTGTTGACGGAGCCGCTGGTGGCGGTGGTGGTGCCCAGCGCCCTCTCGCCCGCCTGGGCCACGAAGGAGAGAAGCAGCGTGATGGTGAGCGCCTTCTTCACTTGCGGACCTCCTTCTCGAGTTGCCCCAGCCGCTTCAGCACCTGCTTCAGCAACTTCGCCGTCTCGCCGTGAAGGTGCTGGTTGGCGAGGTGGGTGCTGCCCACCGTCTCCTTGAGCTCCTCGACGGCGCGCATCACGTCGTCGATGGTGGTGGGCGGCTCCTGATGGACGTACTGGAACCGCCTCGGCGTCAGGTGTGGCCCGTCACCGGCCATGCGTCACCGCTTGCACCACACCGGGTTGTTGACGCTGCCCGTGGAAGGCACCACGCAGATGGTGGTGGTGCCCGAGTTGAGGACCACCGTCTTCAGCGTGGTGGCCGCCAACGGCGAGCCGTAGTTGGGGTCCGTGGTGGGCGTGGTGAGGCACCCACCGTCCCAGGGACCCGTCAGTTCCGGCGACGCCTGGCCCATGCACAGGAAGGCCGCGGCGCTGGGGTACATCTCAATGACGCTGCAGCCGGCGGCGTAGGCGTCCTGCACCGGCATACACTGCACGCCGCTGCCGAAGGTGCCACTCCACCCAGCGTCCACCATGCGCCACCGGCGCGGCTCGCCCTGGGTAAACTGGTCCAGGACGGGGCCGCTGGGCGGACGCGCTTCGGCGCTGGTGGCGAGCAGCACGAGGCCGCCCACCGCCAGGCCGAGAGCCACTGCGAAAGCGGAGAGCTTGCGCATGGCCCGCCTCACTGACTCGAGATGACGCGGACGTAGTACGTCGCCGCGGCCGGGTTGCCGGAAGCGCCGTGGCTGCAGTGGCGCACCTTCACGGTGTCCGCCGCCGACACGTAGCAAGTCACCCACGAGGTAGCCGACGGCATGGTGGCGGGGGTGCCTACGCTGCACGCGTCGCCCGCCAGCGCGCCCGTCACGGTGATGCCGGACGAGTCTTCGCACGAGTCGGTGACGCCGCCGAAGTCGATGCTCGAACTGGCGCCCAGCACGCGGGTGATGGCGTTGGCCGACGTCATGGTGGAGCGCGCGCCCACCCACAGCTTCGAGACGATTCGGAGCTGCAGGATGTCGGAGATTTCCGCCGCAGCCGCGACGGTGGCCAGCACGAGGACGACGGCGAAGAGACTCAGGTGGCGCTTCACTTGGCACCTTCCTTCTTGGCGACGGGGGCGGCCTCGGCGGCCTTCTTCGGGGCGACGACGGTGCTCTTCTTGAGAGGCGCGCTGCCCTCGGCGGCGACGGCCGGACCGAGGTGCTTCGCGTCTTCGGCGGAGAGCTCGATGCTGTCGCCGACCTGGGCGAATCGCTCGCTGCCAAGCTTGATGCTGCCGTGCACGACGGTGAACTTGGGCATGGTGAGTCCTTGAGTGAGAGGGGAGACAAACCCGGGCCCATGCAGGCGCCCGGGCTCGTCGGTGGGGAGCGTCAGTAGACGTTGGCCAGGCAGTAGCCGGCGGCGAAGTCCGAGTCCGAGGACGACACCACTGCGCCAGCGCTGAGGTTGTACCACCACGACGTCTCGACGAAGCGCACCGGACCGTCGCCGGAGCCGAGCTTCTCGTCGTTGAAGACGCGCGACTTCACCTCGTTGCGGATGCCCTGGATGCCGTAGCAGACCTTCTTGCGGCGGGGCGCCGGGTCGTAGACGAAGAAGAGCGCCGAGTCGTTCCAGATGTCCGAGAGGGTCTGGGTCGCGTTGCCTTCGACGTTGGTGTTCTTCTGCGCCTTGCAGATGAAGAGGTACTGCACCTGGAGGATGTTCTTGATCTGCTCCTCGCTCAGGCTCTGGCCGCTGGTGTACTTCACGCGGTCCTTCAGCGCGGCGGACGTCTTCAGGTACTCGAAGGCCGTCCACGAGAGCGCCAGCGCGTTGGCAGCCTTGCCGCAGCGCGCCTTCACGGCGACGCGAGCGGTGCGCGCATCGGCCTCCGGGTCGCCACCGTCCGACGCCCAGGTGACGGTGCTGCCCAGGGTCGAGGTGAGGTCGGACGGGTAGTTGCTGGTGGTGTTGCACAGCGTCGCCGCGTCCACTTCCTTGTCGATGAGGAGCCGGTCCATGACGGACATGGCGGTGTCCTCCTCGACGTCGCCCACGACGGCGTCGAAGTCACGCTCGTCCGCGGGGTCAATCATCCCCTTCAGCTTGCGCAGCTCCGCCTTCTTCGTGGTGTAGAAGCCCGAGTAGTCGATGGTGTCGGCCTCGGCCTTGCTCGACTTCTTGCTGCTCACGTACCGATAGTTGCTGGTGTCGTACTGCCACACCTTGAAGTCCGACTTCGGCACCGGCATCGGGTGAAAGATGTTGTCGGCGATGAAGTCGGCCTGCTCGTTCGCGTAGCGAATCGAGACGGAGTCGAGCGGGTTGGTCGTCTTGAAATCAGCGGGATTCAGCATGGTCGTTGGTTCCTTTCGAAGGGTTCAGGCTCAGCTGTTCGCCGGGCCGTTGACGTTGGGGGTGGCGAGCAGCACCTCGATGACGTCGCCGTCGGCGCCCGCGGCCTGGAGGCCGAGGCCCATCGACTTCGCGGTGGCACCCGAGGCGGTGGACACCTTGCCGCTGCCGGACGCGGTGGGCATCAGCTGGTCGCCGACGCTGGTGGAGGCCGAGGCCACCACCTTCGCCTTGCCGAACAGCTGCACCGTCACCGAGTAGCCGGAGGTGGCGTCCTCAGTCGCGATGCCGATGGCCACGTCGGTGATGGCGCTGCACGCCACGACCTGTCCGGCCGTGGTGTCCAGCTTCACCGCGCGATTCTTGGAGATGGTGCCCCCCGCGACGAACGAGGCGAAGGAGGTTCCGAACGTATTGAAGTCAGCCATGAGTCATGTCCTTTCGTGCGCCGTGAGGCGCTCAGTTCTTCTCGATGATGTTGGTGAAGAGGGGGCGGTACTTCGGGAGGGCGCGCAGCTCCTTCGAGGCCAGCTGCACCTTGACGCCCGATGCCAGCTTCGCGTCGAGCTCCTTGTTGTACTCAGCGTTCAGCTGAGACAGGTCGGTCGTCTCCTCGTCGCCCGTGCCGTGCCCGTGCTCCTGGGTGTTGATGGGCAGGGTGGACAGGGCCGAGAAGAACTTCCGCGCGTCGTCGATGCTGGTGGCCTTCGCCATCGCCACCACCTGCTCGCGCTGCGCCGGCAGCACCTTCTTCGCCGAGATGAGCTCGTCACAGAGACGAGTCATCTTCTCGGTCGCCGCCGCCGCCTCGAGCTCCTCGACGCGCTTGACGGCCGCGCTCAGGGAAGTCTTCAGGGTGTCGTTGGCCAGCTCGAGCCTCTCGGCCTTCGACGACAGGGCCGCCATCGCCGCCGGGGGAACCTGCGCCTCGGGGGCCGGTGCCGCGGGGACGGTGCACTTCTTCGCCAGCGCTTCCATGATGGCGCCCTCTTCCGAGTCATCCGGAACACCGAGCAGCGCGCAAATCGCCTTCGCATTCAGAGCCATGTGCTTCTCCTTGTGGGTTGTGGCCGCGGGGGCCGGACTGGGTGGGGTGTTGCTTGCCGCCACCCGCGGCAGTTCAGTGAGGAACGGGTCGTTCAGCAGCGCCGCGCCGTAGAGCGTCGGCCCCTGCATCCCGCCCTCAAGCTTGTCGGGCGCATCGATGGCGAACGTCGGCGAGAGGTAGCGAAGCTCGTCCGCCTGGATGTGGCCGCGGGCACGGTCCGTCCAAGTGATGAGCGCCTCGACGCCGTCCGGAGTCGTGCGGAGGTCCGAAATCCACCCGGCCGCCACCTTTTCCTCGACAGGGAGTCCGTCATTCACGGACTCGCCGCGGTGGAAGTAGTCAACGGGCAACTCGGGGCGGCCCAGCCGGCCCCAGTTGTCCACCAGCGTCGAGAGGAACTTCTCGTCGAAGGTCAACTCCCCGCCCGGAAAGTCCGCGCGGTGCCGCGTGATGCCGGCAGGAAAGAGCAGGTTCCACTTGCCACCCACGTCACCCGTCGGGACGGAGGCGAGACGCATCGACTTGCCACGGATGAGCGCGCTCATTCGTCGCCTCCGTCCTTCTTGAAGGTGAAGACCATGGTGCATCGGCAGCGGTCCCCGCCCTCGCACTCGCGGTACGGCGGAAGCGCCTCGAGGTAGTCGTCGCTGGTGATGTCGTCGAACGTGGTGCCGTCCATCGACTGGCACGGCTCACAGTTGGCGCTGTCGAGGATGGCGCTGTACTCGGCCGACTCCACCTCGTCGCCGCGCTCCTGAATGAATTCATCCCGGCCCATGTTCCAGGCCTTGGTGAGGACGCTCGAGGCGTCCGCCTTGAATGCGCCGGTGTCCAGCTGGCCCTGCACCGTCTCCGCAACAACGTCGGCCTCGTCGCCGTTGCGCCGGATGACGTCGATGGCCTCGCGCTCCAGCTCCGCCCGCAGCCTCTGCTCCATGCGCTTCGCCAGCGCCTTTTTCTGCGCCTCCAGCACCTGCGACGTGCGCGACGGCGGAGTGGGTGCAGCCTCGGGGCTGGCGTCGGGCGGCGAGTCGTCGCGCTTGTCGTCCTCCTCCGCCAGCCGCGCCACAGGTGCCTGGGCCTGGCCCCCATTTGCGCGCGCGTCGGCGATGGCCTTGCCGTTGCCCCGGCGCTTCTCTGCCTGCACCTGGGCGTACCCCTCGGCGCGGCACTTCTCGACGAAGGCGCCCACCGCGGCGGCCACGCGGGAGAAGTCGAGCGGGACTTCCGACACGTCGGACGGGTCCCCGTCGGCCATCGCCTTCTTGATGGCGGGCTCCGCGCGCACCAGCGCCGCCACCACCTCGGGCTTCACCATCCGCTCGAATTCGTCGCGGGCGTTGTTGAGGAAGGAGTCCATACGCGCGAGGTCGAGTGTCTGCTCCGACGGCCGCAGCGCACGGGACGGCGTGAAGGGCTGCCCCATCGCCAGGCGGCGCGCGGCCACGGGCTGAACGGCCTTCGGCTTCGGCGGAGCGACGGCGGCGCCCGGCGGCGGGTGCGCGGGCTGGCCGGGCACCTTGCCGAAGATGTCGGGCTGCAACACCGGCGGCACCTTCGGGGCCAGCGCCTGGCGCGTGGCGGCTTCGATGGGCTTGAAGCCCAGCTGCTCCCGGATGCTGTTCTCCATGTCCAGCGTCGGGGTGAGGGCGCCGGCGGCCACCGCGTCCTTCACGGCCGTCACCAGCTTCGCCGGCTCCAGCATCGGCGGCTTGATGTCGAACTTCAGGACTGGGTACGCGGGCTGAGGGCCCCAGTTCAGGTCCACCAGCGCCTTGATGAGGCCCTGGTATGGCCGGCTGCCGACGCCGTTGAGGCCCGCCTCTAGCACCGCGGTGATGCCGCGCACGAAGGAGCCACTCCGTGCCGCGTGCACCTCACCGACGCTGCGGCTGCCAGTCTCGCCAGCGCCAAGCGCCAGCTCCTGCGCCTGGAAGAGCATGAGAATCGCCAGGCCGAGGCGATTCCAGAGGTCGAGGACGTGGCCCTTGTTGGCGCCCGGCGAGTACACCCAGTTGAGGTCCACGCCCGACGGCAACACCACCGAGGCGTTCTCGTGGGCGACGAGGTTGGACAGCAGCTTTGAAAGCTTCTTGCGCTGGACCTTCGAGAGCTTGGTGTCCTTGTCCACCTTGGCGACGGGGATGCCAGCGCCCTCGCGCACCGCCGAGATGCCGACGAGTTTCAGCAGCTGCTCGCGGATTTTGCAGAGGTACCAAACGCTGCGTGTCTGCGGAAAGCCGGCGTAGTTGTCGCCGTTGCGGTCCCAGGTGCAGAGGATGACGTCGCTGGCCGCGAGCTCGACCTCCGCCCACTTGCCATCCTTCTCGCCGCGCTGGCGGATGGCCTTGAGCTCGCCGTTTTCGCGGATCCACGGATTTTGAGTCAGCGAGACGGGCAACCGTTCCGCCAGTTTCGCCACCTTCCAACCCTTGCCACCGGGGAGGAGTGCATTCTCGCAGGGCGCATAGACGCGCTCATGCAGCGAGAAGCCGAAGCCCAACATGCCGCGCACCATCTGCTGCGACAGCTCGGCCCAGCCGGGCTCGAGAGCCTCGAGCAGGTTCCACCGCACGAAGTCCGCCTGCGCCTTCGCAAGCGCGGGGTCCGGGTGCGTCTTCGCGGCGGTGATGCTGACGTTGGCGTCGCGGACTTGCGCAGCGTTGAAGCTGATGGCACTGGCCACGTCGGAGTCGGTGCGAAGCACCTTCTCCCACTCGCCCCACGTCCGGCTGCCCGACTGGCCATAGGCCTGGCCGTGGATGAGTTTGGTGTTGGACTCGGCGAGGATGTCGCCGTTCCAGTTGCTGGTGCCGCTGACGCCCTTCTCGCGGCGCTGAATGGGCCCGGCCGCGTCCGGAATGACGCTCAGCGCGCCGTCATCGACGGCGGGCTTCGGCTTGAGGAAATCCAGGAGGCCCACGCGCGAGTTTAGCGCTGAGGCTCCGCGCAGAAGTCAATGGAGGGCTACAACTCCAACTCGCCAAGGCCGGTGTGCTTCAGCGGGCGTGGCCTCTCGTCCACCTCGCCGTCGTCGTCGGATTCGGCCAGCAAGTCGAAGGCGGCCACGACGGCGTCCACTTGGTCGTCGGTGTCTCCCGGCGCGCCCGTGAAGTCGGCGAGCTCGGAGACGAAGTCGTCGAGCCACGGCGCGTCCTTCGGGAGAAACACCTTGCCCGCATTCCACGCCGCCGCGAATGGCTGGGCGCGGGTGAATTTGTCGCCCTTCTTGCTGGCGAGGTAGGCCTCCAGCGGAACGGGGAAGGGCCCCTCGCTGAAGAGGTCCGCCACGCCGGCCTCGGTGGTGGATGTGTACCAGCGCCACGGCGCTGACTTCTCCGCCTTGTGTCGCTTGCGGCAGAGCTTCTTGAAGCGCGGCGCATCACACTGCTTCCGCAGCACGTCCACGACGTAGAAGTTTCCCTGCCTGTCCAGTAGCACCTTCACGGCGACGGAGTAGTCCTTCGACGTCTTCGCGCCGTAGGCCAAGTCCACGCCGAAGGCTGCGCGGTACGCCTCGGGTAGTTCCGTCCACGTCGCGCTGTTGTCTCCGAAGAGGGCGCCACCGCGCGGGCGGGGCTCGCCCTGGTAGACGCTGGCCCAGCCGTACTCGCCGGCGCGGGCGCGCTTTCGCTCTAGGGCCTCGAGGTTCCACACCTCGGGCCACAGCGCGGCGCCCTCAGTGTTGACGGCGGCCAGCTTGATGTACGGCCACCCGTCGGCGATGAGTTTCCCGCTCAAGTCCTTCGTGTGCCAGCGCGTCGAGAAGACGATGCAGGAGCCCTCGGGCTGCAGGCGCGAGTACACGTCCTCGTCGAACCACTCCTGCACCGTCTCCCGGTAGTTGGCCGACTCGGCCTCGCGGCGTCCGGGGTACGGGTCATCGACGATGAGCAAGTCGAGCCCCTCGCCCATGATGGAGGCGCCCACCGACGTCGCGATGAGCCCGCCCTCCTGCTCCGTGCGCCACTCGTCGGCCTTCGCCACGGCGAGCTGCACGCCCAGGCGCGTCGTCATGCCGCGCGCCTTGCGGGTGAACTTCCGCGACAGCCTCAACCCGTGCGTCGCGTAGCCCACGCGGAAGTCGGGCCGGCGCCAGAGCATCCACGGGATGGCGTGCGTCACCGTCTCGCTCTTCCCATGGCGCGGCGGCGCGTGAATCACCGCCTGGATGCGCTCGCCCAACGCGATGCGCTCCAGCAGCCGCACCAGCGGAGCGAGGTGCCGCGGCTCGGAGAACTTCGGTGTCGCCCACGGCACGAAGGCCATGAGCGACTTCCGAGCCCTGGCGCGGTCGACTTCAGCCAGGCTTGGCAGGTGCGCCAGCAAGCGCCTCCTCAAGGGCTGCGAGTAGCGGTCGAATCTTGTCGAGCTGCTCCGTGCTGAGGCTGTCCAGGTCGATGCCGTGGGCCACCTTCAGCGCACCGCCATCGGCGCCGGTGACAGCGATGGCCTGCGGCGCCTTGCCCTGGGTGCGGTCGAGGAACTCCCGGATGGCCGCCACCGCCACCCTCGTGTCCGGGTCCTTCAGTGCGATGTCCCGAAGCCGCTTGAGCACCGCGGGCACGTCGCCCTTGAACTCCTCGATGGCCGCTAGCACCTCCAGCACCGCCTTCGGCTTCCCGCCGGGGTTGCCACTGCGGCCCTTCTTGAAGCGCGTCTTCGCGTTACTGCCCATGCTTGCCTCCCTTCACTGCGCGCAGCGCCTTCTCTGCCGTGCGCTTGTCCACGCCGAGCCGCCGTGCTGCCTCGGCCTTCGAGATGCACTGCCTCAGCATCCTGTCGAAGCGCTCGGCCAGGTGGCGCCACCTCGCGTCACGCAGCTCGCGCGCCTCGGACAAGTCGGAGCGCTCGGCGGCGCTCTTCAATCCACCACCACGAGCGGCTTCGGGGCGACCTCCGCGGGCTTCGGCACGTCGATGCCCATCCGCTTCGCCGAGTCCTGCACCGCCATGGGCGGCGTCAGGCCCTTGCTGGTGAACCAGGCGATGCGATCCGCAGTGGCGCGGCGGTGGTGCTCCTGGGCCAGGGCGTCGGCGGTGACATACGTTTGCCTTGCAAACTCCTGGGCGTTGGAGATTCCGGCGTACCCCGCATCCTTGAAACTGGTGATGAGGTCGCTGGCAAAACGCAGCCGCGTCGCCGCCACGGACTGCGCCTCGTCGAAGCTCTCCTGCATCTGCCGGTAGAAGACTTCCTGCTGCTGCGCTGCGAGGGCGTCCTGCTTCGCTGCCACTGCCTGAATCGTCTGCTTGCTGATGTGGGACACGTTCGACTCCGGGTTGGGGTTGGACCTCAGGTGACCTGCTTCAGGTGTCACTGCACGCCTTCGGGACGATGGGACGTGTGGCCGGTCTCGCCTGCGAGCGCCTGCAGGCGTTCGATTTCCGCGACGAGCACCCGGAGACTCCGCATCTCGAGGGTGACCGTCGATCCCTCCTTCGCCTTCCTCATGAACTGGCGAAGGATGGTGAGGAGCTCTCCAGCAGTCTTCGGCTTCGCGGTCTCGACCGTCATGCGTCACTCCGCTCGCGCTTGTCCTCGAGCAGCCGGCGCACCGTGCGGACCAGCCACGCGACGGTTTCCGGGTCCAACGGCACGCCCTGAGCCTGCAGGCGCTCGACGAAGGCGAGGCGCTCGGCATCACCCACGGGGCACCTCCGGCACCGACTCCGTCTCGATGCGCACGCGCACGCCCCACGGCCCGCGCTCCTGCTGGTACAGCCACCGCACCTTGCGCGTGTCGCCGTCGTCCACCTGGAGCGCGTCGGCCACCCCATCCCGGAATCCCTTACAGGCGCCCAGGAGGTTGTCGTCGTCGCAGGTGCGCGGCCCGATGCGCGTCAGCGTCACCACGTAGCGGCGGCCGTCCGTCCACCACGGGTCCGTGTTGGCCAGCGCCGAGCGGGCCGCGAAGTGCCCCGCGGTGCGCTCCCGCTTCACGCGCTTGGCCCGCGCAGCCCAGTGTTCCCGGACGTTGAGGCCGGTGCGCGTCCGCAGCGGAGCCAGACAGGTGCCGAGGTACACCCGGTCCTCCGCCATCGCCTTGAGGTACTCCGCCTCGATGTCTCGCAGCGACAGCTTCGCAGGCGTCATGCCGACCTCCGGGCTTCCGCCGCCACGCGGAGCGACTTGCCGCGCACCTCGGTGATGGCCGCGGAGACGCGCAGCCGGTCAGCCAGGGGCGCCCCGTAGCGCTCGACGAAGGCCGCGCCGCGGAGGTTGCTCGTCAGCACGAAACGCCGGGACTTGTCGCAGCGCTCCATGAGGGCGTCCGACACGGCCTCGATGGCCCGGGGTGCCCCCTCGCGCCCGGTGTCGTCGAACACCACGAAGCGGGCGCTGGCGAGCTGCTCGACGAGGCGTGCAGCCTCAGCCCCGAAGTCGGCCAGCTTCCGCATGCCGCCCGAGTCCAGCCACACGAAGGGCTCCGCCATGGGCCCCGAGGGCATCTCGTTCCACGGGAAGCGCTGGGCCCACTGGAGGGCCGCCCAGGCCGCCGCCACGGACTTGCCGGTGCCCTTGTCGCCGACCAGCACCATGCCCGGCGTCAGCCGCGCGTCGGCCTTCACCCACCGGCGAGCCGCCGCCATCGCCTCCGTGTCGTGCGGCTGGAGCGCCGACGACAGCGTGACGCCCGGCACCCCTGCCTTGGCCAGCCTCGAGCTCACATCGCCCGCGGTGGACTGCGACGCCGCGCGCTCCCGGCTCCAGGTGCCGTACCGGGCCATCCACGCCTGCCGCCCCTCGCCCGAGGCGCACTGCTGCCGGTCCGCTCGCAGCTTGCACGCCTCGGGGCCAGCACAGCCCCGAAGCCAGGGCTCGGCCGGCACGAAGCCCTTCGGGTAGCACTCGCACTCAGCCATTCGTCACCACCTTGAAGTTCGGGTTGTCGGCGCCCATCAGCTCGCGCCACGTGTCGTCTGCCTGCGTCTGCTTCGCGTCGCGGTAGGCCGCGCCCCTCACGGGCGGGCCAGCGCCGGTGTTCCGGTAGTTGCCGTCGCGGATCTTCGCGAGATTCTCCGGCTTGAGGCACCAGGGCCCAGAGGCCGCGAAATCCGCCCGTCGGCCCGACAGGAAGTCGCTGGCGTTGACGGCGTCGAGCACCTCGAGCCACCCGACCTCGTCAAGGCCCTCGGCGATGCGCCGTTGCGCCAGCTTCGTTCGGGACGGCGTCAGGTCGCGCCAGACCGGACAGGCCGGTGGCTTGCGCTCGTTCCAGAGCCGCTGAAGGTCCTCAGGCCCAAAGGCGGCGACCAGCACCAACGGCGGCGAAGCCGACGAGGTAGTTTCTTTCTGGGCTGGTGGTTGGGCTGGGCTGGTGGTTGGGCTGGGCTGGGCTGGAGGGGGACAGCCGGGGACAGCCGGGGACAGCGCGGGACACTCGGGGACAGGCGATTGCCTGATTTCAGAGACTTGCGCGATTCGGCGCTGGTCGCGGACGCGAGAGCGCTGGTCCCGCTTCTTCTGGGCCTCGGTTTTGGTGGACTCCTGGGCCTCAATCCACTTGGGCACCAACAGGCCTCCGGGCACCGTTTCCGCGGTGCCACACTCAAGGATGGGGGGCAGGCCGACGGCCACCACCTCGCGCGGGAGGTCGAGCTGCAGCGCCAGGGCGTCCACCGGGTCCATTCGGCCCGTCTCGATGAGTCCGGCGCCGTCCAGCTTGCGCACCAGCAGCGAGAAGACGGTGCGTGCCTGCCAGCACCACGACTTCCACGTGAGGGTGTCGCGCGTGTAGACCTTCACGTACTTCTCGTCGGGCCAGTTCATCGACGCACCCCCTCCGCGCAGCGTTTGCAGTCCGTGGCCGACGTGCCGAAATCCGCCCCCGGCTCGAGCTCGACGGGCTCCCCGATGGCCGTGGTGGCGCCGCACAGGCCCGCCGTGCCGTCGGACGGCCACAGGTGGGCGATGCCCTTGAGGTCGCGCCACTGGAGCAGGGGGCGCGTGGTGCCGTCGTAGACGCGGGCGCGGAAGTCTTCCGGCTCGCCCATGCCCATGAAGCGGAGCGACGTCATGGCCGCACCTCGGCGCGCAGGCGCCGGAGATCGCCACGAAGGCGCATCGACAGGTACGCCACGTCTCGGGCTTCGCGGGCGGCTGCGGCAGCGGCCCGGATGCGGCGCCGGGAGATCCGCTCCAGGGAGCGCACGCACTCCAGGGCGCCGCAGTGGACGCGCGGCTTCGTCTTCGACGCGGGCAGCGGCTCCTCGCAGAAGGGGCACCGGCCGGGGCCAGCCTCGGCCTGGAGGTCGGCGATCAGCGGGAGGCGGGAGATCATGGCCGCACCCCGTACCGGCCCACCACGGCGCGGCGCTGCGTCTCGCGCCACTCGGCGCACCACCGGGCGATTTCCGCGTCCTGCGCCTCACGGGCCAGCGCGGCGAAACGTGCCGACGCGGGGGCGTGGTGCTTGATGCCGTTGGCGCGGGCCACGGCGCGCTTCCGGGCGTAATTCTCCCGGCCCATGCGCGTGCGGCGCTTGCCGCTGCACACCGGGCCGCACGTCTGCTGGTCCGGGGCGAGCTCGCCCACCAGCGGCGTGCTGCACTCGGAGCAGATGCGCTCGGGGATGGCGGCGCGGGCTGCCTCCAGCCATTGCTCACGACGGAGGGCGAGGGCAGTCATTCCGCACGCTCCCGGAACCAGGCCCACGCCAGGGCCAGCACGGAGCAGCAGCCGCTGAGGTAGCCGCAGAGGAAGAGGCTCATGGCTTCGGCTCCTGCGCCGCCTTCCACGCCTCGATCTGCTCGAAGTAGCGGTCGTGCGTCTGTTCGGGGCGGACCAGGTGCTCCCAGTGGCCACCCCACGATGGGCCGCCGGTGACGCTGTTGTTCCCGGTGTCGTCAAGCTCCCGGGTGACGTGCTCCAGCGCCATCACCAGGTCGTCGAACGTGTCCGCGCCGATGGTCAGCGTCAGTTCGTGGCGACGCTTCGGAAGGTCGCTCATGCCGCCTCCCGACCAAGCTCGAGCTGGAGCTCCAGGCCGTCGCGCTCATCGAGCGGCGGCGCGTCTGCCTCCACGCGGGCGACCCAGGCGTGCCAGTCGGCGTTGAGTCGGCCGGCGCGGCGCATCAGCTCCTCGGCCGCGGGCCGGTGGCGCTCGGGGATGGTGTGCAGCCCCAGGAGCTGCCGGGCCAGGGTGGCGCTGGCCTTCAGGCGCGAGACGACGAGGCGCCAGGCGTAGTGGGCGGCGGCGCGAATCATGGCGCCACCGCCCGATCGTCGGCGCCGACCTTGCGCAGCACCAACGCGTAGAGCATCAGCGCGCAGCAGCCGAGGTGTGCGAGGTGGTGGTGACCGGACTCCGCGTCGGTGTCGTGCCCGCTCATCCACGCGAATAGGTGGCGGAGGCTGGCGCCGACCAAGCGGCCCCAGGACATCCCCTTCTCCCAGTTGCGCGCGGCGTACTTGCGCTCGCCGTACTCGAGCACCGCAGCAACGCCGAGCAGCGCGTCGGCGGGCAGGAGGTCAGTCCGCGGCTTCCCGGCGTCGAGTTTCCTGCCGGGCTCGTTCTTCTGGCCGCAGGCCGCGACGAACCCATCGTTGTCGATGGTGATCACGCGACACCTCGAACGCCCTGCGGATGACTGCCAGCACTTCCGCTCCGCTCGCCCCCATCGGAAACTGGAACCCCACCTGAACACCCCTGCGTAGCGAGCGGCTCCACACCTCCGCTCGGGGACGGGCTGCCGCCCGTGGTGGCAGTAGTAGATCCGCGGTCTGACGTGCGCCGGTGCGCGTGCTCAAACATGCGAAACCTCGTAGATGAAGCGTAGGGGTGTGATGGAGGGCCCGAGAAGGGCCCGGCCGACTACGACTCGCTGGAGTCGTCCGCGCCCGAGGCCAAGTTCAACAGGCTCTCGCGCAGGTCTCGCCTGTTCGCCTCGGCAACGCGAGCGACGTACTCCGGCCACTCGGGTGAGTCCTTCGACGGCGGGCGGCCGCCGAACTTCTTGTAGCTCGCAGCGATGTGCGCCTTCGCAGCCTCGGCGAGCTCGTCGCCGAAAGAGACCGCGGTCTTGCCGCCCATCACCTTGTAGGCCGCATCCTGCGCCTCAACCAGCTCGTCGAGGGCCTGCTTGATGTGCTGGGGGAATGGCACGCCATTCAGCTTGACGTTGGGTCCCACCGTTCGAGCACGTCCGCCTACGTCCGCCGACGTATCCGACGCATGGTCATGGTTCAAGAGCATGGTTCACTTGTACCAAGGGGTGTGTTGAATAGTCAATCCATTTAGAATGCCATTTGGTGTTGACATGTATCGTTCGGTATGCCAAATAGCATTCTCATGAACGACCGCCGCCACACCCCCGCCGAGCTTTCCGAGATTCGCGACCACGCCGAGCGCATGGCGAAGAAGTGCCGTGACTTCGCCGTCGGCTCCTCGCTCAAGGCTGAGTACCTGGTCGCCGCCGAGCGCTGGGACTCGGTGCGCGCTGCTTCGGCGGCGGCGCTGGCTGAGGTGGCATCATGACCAACCGCCGCGCAGCAACGAAGCAGCGCCTCACCGTCATCCTCGACCGAGTGGCCACCCTCCAGGCCGCCGTCGCGGACCTGAAGAGCCTGATGACGTCCGAAATCGACGAGCAGGCCGACGAGCTGCTTGGCGAGATTGCGGCGACGCTGCATCTCGACTGGCGCTACTGCCTCCCGTGCGGCGAGTCGCTGGGCGATGGCCAGTGCATCGACTGCAGCGACTGCCGCCACGAGCGCGAGGAGATGCGCGACGAGAAGCGTCACTACCCCTACGGCCGCCACGGTGAGGTGTGCCCGTGAGCGCCCCGAAACTCACCGTGCGCGAGGTGGTGATGGTGTTGCGGCGGGTGCTGCCGCACGCCGCGAAGTGGGCCGACGGCGGCGGGCTGTATGCGCTGGAGCAGGACGATGTGACCGCCGCGCACAAGGTGCTCTTTCGGTGGGACATCGAGGTCGAAGCCGAGGAGCGGGCGGAGCACCGCCGCGCCATCGAGGCCGCCGAGTCCGAGGCGGTGGAGCCGTGGTGAGGCCGCCGGCTGCCCTGCTCAACCGTCGCAGCGAGCCGCACGCGCGCGCGGTGCTGAACGACTGGTACGCGGAGCGAGGCCTCAAGGCGCCACCCCGTCTAGGGGTGGCGCTCGACGCCGACGCCGCCGCCGACGCCGACGCCGACGCCGCCGCCGCCGCCGCCGCCGCCGCCGACGCCGACGCCGCCGCCGCCGCCGCCGCCGACGCCGACGCCGACGCCGCCGCCGACGCCGACGCCGCCGCCGC